CAAATACCACCGGAAAAACCGCTGAGTCAGCGCGCCTGTTAACTCTGGAATCGGTCTGGATCCAGGGCAAGCTGCGTATGTGGGGGCGTTGGTCTGTTATTGGCCACGGTCGGACCGGCAATATGTTTAATGCTCTGCTGGCCTCGACAAAAATATCTAAAACAGCTATTCAGCAGGTATTATCACATTTAAAAGCCTCCGGCATGGATGAGCAGGAGCTAAAAACCTATTTTCTCGATCTGCTGAGCGGCAAGCATAAATCCAGCCTGGCGTTCTGTACGGATAGCGAAGGGTTAATAATAGATAACGTTATCGCCGAGGTGCTGGTGCGTGGCGGCCACGACGGCCTGTTTAAAGTGATTAACGATCGCTATCGTCACCGGCTGAGTAAAAAAGAGATGGCTCGCCAGCTGCAGGCAAAACACCCTGAATGGAGCCTGCGCACCTGCGAAAATCGCATTGATGTCTATCTGCAAGTCGCTGAATTTATGCTCTATTCCCCTATGTGCATTCAATTTGATAAAAATCCGCAAAGATTTCGTTTGCAAAGTTGCGCGGGTGTTGGTTGAATTCAGATAAGCTTGTGAAGTTTTACCCGCTGCGACAAACAGCCACAACCTAATTAAGGCAGATGCCTCTCTGGTCTCCGCCTAAAATAACCCGCCATCGTGCGGGTTTTTTTATTTCAGGCCCCGGGAATCACTAACAGACGATCCCGTTATCAACAGAGCCCGCGGGCCTGACCCCTCTCTTACCCCTATAACGTCCTCTTTTATGCGGGCGTGGAAATACAGCGTATGAACCCTACAGATGGTCACCACCTGCCTTATTGGTGGTCGTCGATGCTCGGTGTTTTTTCGCTTCTCTCTTTGCAGGATTACGTTTTTATCGTCGGGGCAGCGATCTCGGCCTGGTTCACGATTAAAACGTATTACGCGAAGCGGCGCGACGAGCGTAATCGACTGGCAGAGGAACAGAAACGTACCCGGCTGTTGGCAGCCTATCTCAGCGAGATGGCAACCAGACCAGCCCATGAGCGACCGGCAACGGCCGAAGTGATTACCGAAGCAATGAGGAGGATAGGCCATGACCCAGCTGATTAAAAAAGCAGGCGGTGCGGCCGGTATTGTTTGCTCTGTCGGGATGATTATCACGATGGTGCTCAACGCCGGGCATGTCCGAACCAATGAGCGTGGATTGAGGCTGATCGGTAACGCCGAGTCCTGCCGCCGGGATCCCTATCTCTGTCCGGCAGGCGTACTCACTGACGGCATCGGCAACACCCATAACGTCAGCGCTGGTGTGCAGAAAACAGATGCGCAGATTGCCGCTGACTGGGAGAAAAACATCCTGGCGGCAGAGCGGTGCGTCAATGCCTGGGCCGCTGGAAAGCGCCTGAGCGATATCACCTTTAACGTTGGCTGCGGCGCAATGCAGCGTTCCACGCTGTTCAGGCTGCTGCGTCAGGAGAGCGTGTCCGAGGCCTGCGCGCAGTTTACGCGCTGGATCTATGCCGGCGGCGTGCCGCTGGCGGGGCTGAAAACGCGTCGCAGCAGTGAGCAGGCGCTCTGTCTGGAGGGGGTGCCATGAGCCGCTTTGTCGTCCTGTTCTCTGGCGCAGCGTTAGCGCTGCTGGCTGCGGCACTCTTCGCCATTGTTTATTACAGCGGCCAGTATGCCAGGGAGAAAAATCGGGCCGATAACGCCGAACGCCTTGCAAGCAGCGCCGCTGCGGTAGTCACCCATCTCCAGCGTACCGTAGCGCTTATCAACACCGTCACCGAGGCCAATCAGCATGCGAAAAACCAGATTACCCTGGACGTCCAAAACGCGGCGCGTGATGTCCACTCGGCTATGGCGAACGATGAGTGTGCTCAGCGCGCTATTCCTGCTGATGCAGATAGTCGGCTGCGGCACTACGCAACCCGCCTGGGTACCCGCACCGCCGCTCCCGGCAAGCCTGACCGCTGAAACGCCTCAGCCCATCATCCCACCCGGTAGATTGCGCTGGGGCCAGAGCCTCGATCTGAACCTCTCTCTGCTTGCCGCGTTAGGCCAGTGCAACCGGGATAAAGCCGATATCAGAGATATCGAAATTCAACGGCAAACCAGCCAGAAGTGAGGAATTTACTTTGAGTAATGACAGCACCACGCGTGGCTACCTGACACCGGTGGGAGACGGCCCTGCGTATGACGAAGCCTTAGAGCAAGAGATTGGCCGGTGGATAAGCGGCGTTGCCGGTCTGCCAGCCGGGCAGGTTCTGCCGCTCTGGAATGCGCCGCAGCCACCCGCCCAACCCGACGGCACGACCTGGTGTGAATTCAGCATCGCTGCCGTACCGCGGCCCTTAAGCCAGTCTGATGTCCAGGTTTCAGACGAGCAGTCTGAGCAGTGGACATGGGAAGAGATCGCGGTGAGCTGCAGCTTCTATGGCCCGCTTAGCGCCACCACCTGCGCAAACTTTCGCGCCGGAATGTTTATCGAGCAGAACAACGCCGAACTGAACCTGTCCGGGCTGTCGCTGGTTGATGCCGGCGCCATTAAGAGCCTGCCTGCACTTATCGATAACCAGCGGGTGCGGCGTTACGACCTTAGCGTAACGCTCTCCCGCAAAAACACCCGGACCTACAACATCCGGACACTTAAATCTGCATCTACACACTACTTCGGAGAGTAAATTATGCCACAGGGATTACCTGTATCTAACGTTGTTAACGTCGACGTGATCATGTCGCCGCGCGCGGCCGCTGGCCGCAACTTTGGTGCGCTGCTGATCCTCGGCTCCTCGACGATCATCCCGGTCAGCGAGCGTATCCGCCTCTACGCCTCGGCTGAGGATATCGGCAAAGATTTTGGCCTGGACAGCCCGGAATATCAGGCGGCGACCGTCTACTTCTCGCAGTCGCCGACCCCCCAGGAGGTCTACGTCGGCCGCTGGGCGAAAACCCTTGCCACCACCGAGAGCGGCGAGACGGAGACGCTCACCGAGGCCGTTAACGCCGTGCTGCAGTATACCAACTGGTACGGCCTGGGTGTGGCGGACAGTGAGGCTATCGACGACGCCGAGTGGCTGGCTGTCGCATCAGCGATTGAGTCCGCCAGCCTGAGCCGTATTCTGGCGATCACCGTTAGCGACCCGCAAACCCTCGATGCTGCGTCGACTACCGATCTCGCTTCACGGCTGAAAGCGGCGAAGTATGCCCGTACCTTTGTACAGTTCTCTGCCAGCAGCAACTATGCGGCGCTCTCGGCCTTTAGCCGGGCGTTTACCGTTAACTTCAACGGCAGCAACACCACCATCACCCTGAAGTTCAAGCAGGAGCCGGGCGTTACCTATGAGGCGCTGACCGTGAACCAGGCGGCGGCGCTGGACGCCAAAAACTGCAACGTCTTCGTCTACTACCAGAACGACACGGCCATTCTGCAGCAGGGCGTGATGGCCAACGGCGACTTCTTTGATGAACGCCACGGGCTGGACTGGATGCAGAACTATGTCCAGACCAACCTGTTCAACATGCTCTACACCAGCACCAGCAAAGTACCCCAGACCGATGCGGGCGTAACGCGCCTGCTCGCCAATGTCGAACAGTCGATGGATCAGGCGGTGACCAACGGTTTGGTTGCACCGGGCATCTGGAGCGGCGGCCCGGTCGGCCAGCTGGCGTCCGGGGAGACGCTGACCAAAGGCTATTACGTGTACGCCCAGCCGCTGGCCGAACAGGCCCAGGCCGATCGCGAGGCGCGCAAAGCGCCACTCATTCAGGTTGCGTGCAAACTGGCGGGTGCCGTGCACTACGCCGATGTGCAAATTAACGTTGTTCGATAAGGAAAAATTTAATGGCTACTTACTCTTTTATGGATGTTACCGCCTCTCTCGTTGGACCTACCGGCGAAATCGATTTCGGCTACGGCTCAGCTAACGCCGACGAGGGGATCGTTGTGTCGATGGGTGAATCAAAAAACACCATGACCGTGGGTCTGGATGGCGAAGTGATGCACAGCCTGCATGCCAATAAGAGCGGCACCATTGCCGTCAGCCTGCTGAAAACCTCCCCGGTTAATAGAAAGCTGTCGCTGATGTATAACGCCCAAAGCCTCTCCACGGCGGCCTGGGGCAAAAACGTCATCGTGATCCGCAACAAGGCCAGCGGCGAAACGGTGACGGCCCGCAGCGTGGCCTTCTCGAAACAGCCGGATGTGTCCAATAGCAAAGATATTGGCGTGGTGAAGTGGGAGTTTAACTGCGGCAAAATCGATCAGCTGCTTGGGGAGTTTTAATCGATGGAGTTTGAAATCAAAGGCCACGCGTATCGCGTGGCAAAACTCACCGTCTTCGATCAGTTGAAGGTTACCCGTAAACTGCTGCCGGTGCTGGCTGGCATGATGACAGATGTGGGCAGCCTGCGCGCGCTGCTGCCCACTGAGGGAAAAATGGACGGTGCACAGGTGGATGCGCTGGCACCGGTGTTTGAAAAGGTGCTGCCGCGCCTTGCCGATGCGCTCTCCTCGCTGAGCGAAGAGGATACCAGTGCCATTATCCATCCCTGCCTTGGCGTCGTTGCGCGCCAGAACGGCAAGAGCTGGACGGCGGTGTTTACCGGCGGCGAGCTGATGTTTGACGATATCGACCTCTTCACCATGCTCCAGCTGGTGGCGCGGGTGGTCGCCGACTCGCTGGGAAATTTTTTGCCCGCACTCCCTACCAGCGCGACGCCGGGCCCGCATCAAGCCTGACGCTCAATAGCCTGCCGGATGGGCTTTCATATCTTCTTGACCCGGTCGACGCCGGGTTAATTCCCTACAGCGCGTTGAAAGATGGATCGATCGATCTGTGTGACGTCGCGCTGATGAATGACCATCTGGCCGTCAAAGCGGATAACCACTATCGCATTGAGAAATGGAGAGAGAGTAATGAATCCTAATATGATTGTGGCCCTCCTCGGCTCTCTCGGCGTGCCGTCCGGGGAGGGCGGCGGGCAAAACCTGGGTGCCATGCTGGCCGGGGCGGCAGAGGGCGCGCTTAAGCTAGGGCTGGCGGTAAAAGACGCCGCGCTGTCGATCTACGATTTTACGCTCACCACCGCAACCGGGCTGGATCATCTCTATGCGCTCTCCCAGCGCACGGGGGCTAGCGTAGAGGGGATCGAGTCCATCGGCTATGGGGTATCGCAGGTGGGCGGCAACGTTGATGACGCACGCGGCTCGCTTGAGAGCCTGTCACGCTTTGTGCAGCAGGCGCCTGGCGCAGAGCGTTTCCTCAGCCTGCTCGATATTCAGGTGCGCGATGCGTCGGGTCACCCACGGGATACGGCGGTTATCTTTACCGAAGTGGGCCAGAAGCTCAGCGCGATGCCGCTGCCCCTCGCCAGCCAGAGCGCAAAAACGTTGGGTATCAGTGATGATACCCTGGCGGCGATGCGCGGCGGGGCGGGCAGCTTCTCAACGCAGCATAGCGTCATGGCGAAGACCATCGGCTTTAACGCTGATGACGCTGCCGCAGACGCGAATCGGTTCATGACCTCCCTCCGGGAAGTCAGCGCCGTGGTTGACATGGTGCAGGAGAAAATCGGCTCCCGCCTTGCCGGGGGGATGGCGGGTTGGCTCGACACCCTGAGCCACTTCATTCTCGATAACTATCCGCGTATTGAGCAGGCGCTGCTCGGGATTGTCGACGGGATCGTGGCGCTGGGTGATACCCTCATACCGCTGTTGCTGGGGATCCTCGAGGGCGCATTAGATCTTGCTGAGTGGTGGGGGGCGCTTGATGGGCAGACCCAGGATCTCATTACGCTGCTGGGCGGGCTGGCCCTTGCTCTCAGCGCGCTGAACAGCGCGTTTCTGCTCTCTCCTGTCGGGCTTATCCTCGCCCTGGCGGCGGCCATTGCGCTGCTGTGGGACGACTACAAAAAATGGACCGAGGGCGGTCAGAGCTTTATCAACTGGGGTGAATGGCAGCCCGTGATTGATAATGCGATAGCGCTTATCAGCGATTTTAAAACCGCCATCAGCAGTCTCGTACACGCCGTCGCCGGGCTGCTTAACATTGATCTGGGCACGTGGTCACTGAAGTGGGACTTCAGCAATGCCATTGCGCAGCTGGGTGAGTTCAACCAGATGCTTAAAATGCTCGCCGAACTGCTGAAAGCCGTGGGTGAAAACCGCTGGTCCGATGCCGTTGAAATCGGTAAAAGCTTGTTTAAGCAGGGCAACGATAAGCCTGATGCGCTGCCTTGGGTCACAAAGAGTGCGAACGAAGTTGCTGATTTGATTAAAAAGCATTTACGCGTTGATCCTCGAAACGTCGGTAAATACTTCAAAAATCTGAGTTGGGCTGACACTGTCAACATTCTCCACCCGGAGAATAGCCAGAGTATCTATTCTCGCGATCTGATCGAGCGGGAACGGAACACAACCGCCGCGTCGAACGTGGCAGGACCGCAGCTTGATCAGCACAACAGCTACCACATCTATGGCAACAATGCGCAGGAGATCGGGGCCGAGGTAGAGCTTCGCCAGCACTCCGCCAACGCCCAGTTCATGCGCGTCAACCAGGTAAAGGTGGGCTAATGGATTATCTTTCCACGCTGTTTCATCAGCATACGCGACAAATCGGCGTGATTATTCCCAGCGTCGTCACCTCTGAAATTCACACCGATACGCTGACGATTACCGAGCATCCTATTGAGGATGGTGCGGTAATTGCCGATCACGCCTACAAAAATCCGGCAGAGCTGAAGATGAAAGTTGGTTTTGCCGGCGGCGGCACGCTGCTGGACTTTGCCGGCAGCCTTACTGCTACCAGTCTGTTAGGGCTGAGCCCACAGGAGACCTACCAGCAGCTGCTGGATCTGCAGGCACGTCGAATGCCCTTCAGCGTCACCACCGGAAAGCGACAGTACAACAATATGCTGATCGCTACGCTGAGCGTGACTACGGAAAGCGAGAGCGAAAACGTCCTCTTTGCTGAACTGGTGTTGAAAGAGGTCATTCTCGTCCAGACCAAAGAGGTCTACGTGGCAGAGAAAAGTGAGATGAAGATGGGCGTCAATACCGCCGAGGTGCGCAATACCGGCACCAAAACCACGAAACCGGCAGGCGGCATTGCGTTAACGTCGGGAGGGCAATGATGACAATTGAAGAGATCCCCCTTACCGCAGATAACCAGCAGTTCAGCATCACCCTTGCTGGCACGGCCTGGCAGGTGCGTATCATCTGGCGGGGCAGTTGCTGGGTTATGGATCTGCAGGATGAGAGGGGAGAAGCGTTAGTTTCCGGCCTGCCTCTGGTCACCGGGG